GTATAAATTCCATCATCAATTGATTTGGTTTGATTACCAAATAGAGCAATGGCGATAGTTGAGAAGTCATGTTCAGCAATCTCAATATCAAGTGTTATAGGATTAAAAAATGTGTTTGTTATTATAATATCTTGATTTGGTTGACCTATATACGGTATTGCATTAGGTTTATTTGATGGTGCGGATGATGGTGATAATGTACAAAAAATTATATTCGTATTATTATCGGTATATCTGTATCTAATCGCCTTTGCAGACGTATTAGTTAAATTTTGCACAACTGGTTCACAAAAAAATGAAGACGTTATAATTCTAAAAAAATTAGGTATTTTAGTTCCGTCAGAATTTAAATACTCAACTCTAAAACCAACAAGACCCTGATTTATGAATTTATTTCTATATTGTGATGGAACTGAATTCAAATCAATTACAATACCTCTTACATTTGGTAAAGCGGATAAAACACCACAATCTAAAATTGTTGTTCTGATTTGTGCGGGTCTAATCATTAATGTATAAATCCCAATTCTATTAAACACATCCGCAGGTAGTTTTAAATTATATAAACCACCCAAAATTTCAACATCAGGATTTCCTCCAGTATCAACATTATTAAAATATGGTTTAAGTATGGAAGGCGCATCTAGCTTAGTTAGAAGAAAGTTACTTGTCTCATCTCTTGATGGGGTATAGTTCAGTATTATTTCAACATCTTCCGGTGAAACATCCGCGGGTCGTATAGTTCCGTAAGTACCTGTAGCCATTCTATTTAAAAATTATTTAACTTTATTATAAATACCATTTTTCGTATTTTATGTTTGGATAATATTGTAAAAACCGTATCCATAATTAACCAAGTCCCCCATATTATCAATTTCACCAAGTCTTTGTATTCTCTCTAATGCCGAATTCTTCCCCCTTTCAATAAAAATGTTTGTTTGTACTTCGGCATCAAATACTGCGTTTAGTAATACTTCATTTTTAGTAATTGCCGAACAATATAAATCGGTGCATCCTGAAGATTCAACAATAAAAATCGTAGTACCATCCTCATAATCATAATAATCAATATCATTAACTGTATATGCAGTATATAATGAATTTGGTATAGGTGAATAAACAATACCTTGTGCACCAGATGAACCTGTTACATATACATTAGGTTTAAATTTACCAGCCAATCTTGATGGGTCTCCTTTTGGTCCATATTGTGTTAAATCATTTAATGTAGATTGAGTGTAACCTGTTACTAAAAATGGTATCGTAGTGAATTGACAACAAGGCACTGTAGTTTCACATACCGAATCTCCTGAAAAAATATAACTATATTGTATCGGAGTTGCTGACCAACTACCACTGCCAGGGACAAAATACGCTATCCCTGTAGGGTCGTCTATGGTAATATCGGTATATGGTACTGTAAAATCTTTTTTAATGATGTTGTACCCCCACGGACTTAATCCTGACATTGTGATTGTGTAGGTTCCATCCGCAGCATATGTGTGTTGGTAGTTTAATGGAGTAACAGATGTAACAGTTTGGATTGTAGAATTATCTCCCCAATCAACATAATAATTAGAAAAATTCAAATATTTTTTAAATTCTTTATCCGATGTATTAAAAAAATACACAGTATATGGATTAGATGTGTTAGCGGTAAATAAAAAATTTAACATGGTTTCTTTTTGGGTAACCGCTCCATCAAAAACAGAGTAATATCCAACATCAACAGTGTTTTCACTTAGGAAAATTGGAATTGTCAAATCAGTTAATAAAGAATCTCCATTAGTGTTTCCGGATAGGATTTCTGTCATGGATGAGTAAGCATATGTTGTTCCTGTTGTAACACCAGTAATTGTAGTTCCAGAAGAACAGCACGGGTCTAACTGTACAAAATTAGAATACTCATCTTCAATATATCTAACTCCAAAGATATCATTTTTGATAACTTCCGGAGAAATTCTAATATAATAAGTCCTATCTTGCATTATACTTGGGGTGGATTAATATATTCATACCATTTTAATGGTGTTCCGTTTCCAACTCTACTTCCTGACAACACATCATAAATACTATAAGTAAAATTTGAATAATTTAAGATTACTTTATAATAGAAAAACATTTCTTGTTGGAATAAGAACTTAATTCCGGTTAACTCAGATTGAGCCGTGGTCATCATTTTAATAAAATTACCATTTTTAGCATCAAAAAATTTAACCGTCATATAAAACTCAGTTATATCCAAAATATTTCTGTCTCTTAACCAATAAATAAAAAACCCTTCTTTATTTTTTATAAAATCTAAATCAAAATTTGGTATGTCAAATTCAACAGTGGTACCTAATATTGAATTTAAAACTGCACTTTCTTTTATTTCCGAATCTGTCGGTAATATTATGGTAAAGTAGTTTTTTTGAATCGTAGTTCCTGTTGTATCATAAAAATCAATTTTAAAGAATGATTTTGAAACAGGATTTGAGCGATAATATAATTCCTCAACTGTAAATCCTATCGGTAAATAACTATTTTTCCAATCAGTAATTAACGAATTTGGTATATCAGTACTATTGACATCAAAAAAATTAAACTCATAATTTAAAAGGGTATCACCACTCTGACCATACTCTTCGTGAGAAAATCTTACAATCTCATAATCTTTAGGTAATCCAACTAATTCTTCAATAACCTCATCTTCATAAAGTTCAATACTATCCGTTCTCCCATAAAAATCCCATTTGATTTCTATCGGAATATCAATGGTTAGGTTATTAGTTGGTAATATGAATCTATACTTATTATTCACAAGGGTCGGTTATTGGTTCTGCCACATTATTTAATTGTAAATAGTTTGTACCTTCAGGTATCAATCTAAAAATAATATTTTTATAAGGATGGTGTTTTCCATTTAAAAATGGAAAATTCACCCCAATACCATCCGAATCAACATAACCGTATTCATATAAATCTTTCCAAATAAAACTTTTTTTATTTTCAGAATATGATGCCCAATTAGGTATGTCAACGGTGGTTTGTCCATCTCCTTCTTCTATATAATCAGAAAATTCTCTAACTCTTACAGGAAATAATGGTTGGTAATAATATCCTGGCGTATAATTAGTTCCATTACTATTTGTAACCACTGTTGTAAAATTATCACTATTAAAAGTTATTTTATGATATAAGTTAGATATCACTATTTCAGTCTGAGTATAATCATTCCATTCGCAAAAATCACCATCCATAGTATCCCCACTTATCAATGGTATTGTGTAATTAAACGTGAATGGCACTCCTGCAGGATTTACACCATTAGTGTATGATGAAAATGATAAATTACTATCGGAATTTGCAACGTTCCACCATGTAGTTGGGATACCCAATACAGGGTCTAATGGTAAATTAAAGTACCATCCTTGTTTTAAAGGTTTGAACCAACCAAAATATCCTCTCCAAACTACAGTATAAAATAATTCAGATACCGGTCTTTTTTGATTGTCAACTAAATTAACCAAATCAATATCAGTATTAAAACTTAAGGTATATGACTGAGAACCCTCTTTAATTGAAAACCTTCCCACCCCGTTTGGCGTTTGGGAGGCCCTTTCCTTCTTTTTAGTATTATTAAAAATATTTTGTTCAAATCCAGATTTAACCATAACGGTATCATTCGGATTTGTTAAAATTTTATTTCTCCTAATGTAATATTCGGATACAACCTCAGGTGAAGTACTATCAATAACAACTCTTTTAGCGGTACCTGTAATACCTTGATTAAAAACATTGCCAAGAAAACCAGGATTTAATATGTTAAAAATATACTCCTCACTACCATATTTTCCATCACCTAATGAATATATTTGAAAGGTGTTTGTTGTCCCTATTGAGGTTGAATAACTAAAACTGAGTCTGGCAAATTCCCCTACAGACATCCCGTGTTTAACGGGACAAACAAAAGTAACCAAATTTTTACCCAGACTTTCGGTGGTTCTAATAACAAATGGTATTCCATCTGATGCAATCCAATTAACAACATATCTAACACCACCTTCATATAATATAACACTCAATGGTTTGTTATAATCATTCTCAAATGCGTAACTAATATAGAAATTCCAATTATAACTACTTGCACTTTTTGGTATAAATTTTAAATGATAATTAGGGGTGGATACCGTGTCAGGTGATGTATAACCTGAAATATTATAATCAGTCCGTATAAAATCAAATTCACTATACTGAGGAAATCCATTCCAACTAGCAGTTCCTCCTGAACACTGAATTGTCGCGTCATTTGCTGAATCCACATAATATAAACTATTTTTAAATGGGTCGTATTGACTACTACCGGTATATGAATTTTTAAAAATATATAAAAATTTACAGGATGGCCTAAAAAGTGTTGATTTTTGTCTTTCGTCATCAAAAAGTTGTTGTAAATCCAATTCAATTGATTTGTCATACTCAACAATTTCTTTAGATGTTTGCACAAACGGAACTTGGACCGCGTAATCAACATTTGACGCTGATTTATATCTTAGCGAACCTAAAATAATTCGTGTTTCAGTATTGTTACCCATTAGAATTCAAAAACATCACTTTTTATCCATTTAACTAAAAATCTATCATAAGCACTTTTACCTCTTAATAATCCAAAATAAAAGTAATATGGTCCTGATGGTGTCACAATTCTATCAGGTCCTCCTGCTTGTGGTGGTTGTGGAGATATATCTCCGCTAACTACATTGTATATATAACCTTTATGATATGTATAAATACTACCATCAACAGGTTGCATGTAATCAGAATTTAATCTATCCATAGATTGATATCCTCTAGTGAAGAACACAGGAACATCAGTTGACCATTCATTTTTTTGGTCACCAAAAATACTATCAGGGTTTGGGGTTTCTCCCACACCCGCATTTTCTTTTATCTCCCATTGATAAAAAGGAACTTCTTGACTAAAAATTGGACTATTATCATATGTACAGTTGTTACTAACTAATCCATTCTCAGAAATAACTAAACGGTGTGGTGATAACCAATCTCTCAATTGTGTATTTGATTTATAGAAGACCCCAAACACGTTATGAAAAGAACTAGATGGATTCAAAAACACATACCCTTGAGGTGCCGATGGAACCGCTGTAGTATCGGGATATAAGTATTCATCAGCATCATACCCTAAAACTCCAATTTGTGAATTAATCGCAACCATTTGAGCATAATCACCGTCTACTTTATTTTGGGGTCTTGAGAACATCCTCCCAACAGAGTCGGCAATGCTTCCTGTTGCCGCTTGGTTTGCTGGATTAGATGGAACCATTTGTGCAAATTGTTGTACAATTAAACCTACAATTGTTTGACTTATTAATCTAGACAGTATAAACTGATTCAATAAATCAGAAACATCCTGAAATGATGTCGCACCCAATCTATTCATAATATACCCTATATACTCATCATTTAATACCAATTGATTTGTATAATTGGTTCTAGGGCCTAAATCCATGATTGTGGTCGGATTTTGTAAGTTCTTAATATTCGCTCCATTTGATGGTGGAACCCATCCATTGACTTTACCAATAAACCCATCAGGATAATTATATGGTGATGAACGATAATAAACAACATTAGTTTCATAGTCAGGAAACACTAACTGAGGGCATATACAAATATATGGTTGACTTGGAGGTACTGAACTTGTACTAGTATATAACGTACTATTAGATAATGGATACATAAATAAACTACCATTTATCCAATTGTTTGTAAAGATATGACCATAAATATTCCTACAAGCAGCGATTCCCATCTTTACTCTTGCCGCCCATTCTAAAACTAAATACAAATCTAAAAACAAACTAACTATAGGCCTAGTAACTAATTTATAACATCCATTTTCAACTATTTTTTCTCCAACTTTATTGGTATAACATTCATCACCTTCAGGAGCAATAACAACCATACCTGTTTCCTCGTCATACTTATAACATCTTAAAGGTATTAATCCTGAACAACCAAATGTACTTGATGCTGCGGATAAGGTCGGATTATTAGCAATTGCTTGTTGGTTTTCTGTTGGAATTGTAACATCGTTAATATTTGAATCAACATATCCATCATCTGAAACCGAATATATTGTAAATAATTGATTTGTTGCCATCGGATAGCTCAAATCTCCATTATCTTGGGTATTACTACTAGTTGGTAGTCTGTCTGCCCTCATAACTATCCTTGAGTTATCAGACATATTGATTGTTGTTGTATTAGAATATCTCTCAGCAATGTAATATGAAGTTATAGTTCCAGTGTTACAAATCCATCCTCCTCCTCCATTCAATAATGGTTGAAGAGCCGAGGCGTCTAGTAACATCGCTCCGCTTCCCTCAATAATTTCTCTATAAAAATAACCCCTATTTCTTCCTGTCCCAGGGTAATTAAAACTATCTTGGGGACTACTGAATGGTGGGAGCGGGAACGAACTTAAACAATATGGTACGGTAGGATTGGTTGACGTAGCATTTACATAAAATTCTTTAGAAAACCAATTTACATCAGAAACTCTAAGTCCATTTATATCCCCCATTATTAATAAAGAAGAGCCGTTGAATAATCCAACATCTGTTGCATCATACTTTGAGTATAGTGTGGTCGAGCTAGTTGTGTATCCACTATACATAATAGGGTCAGGAAGGAAATTATAAGATGGGAAAAATAAATTCTGATTATTAAACGTGTAAGAATCTAGCCCGTCATTAGTAGTTATACTATGTCTAACATTTCTTAAAGAACCTTGTATTGGTACATTTAGTTTGAAGTTTCCAACAACTAAATGTTCAGTATTAGTCGCCCAATCTGTAAAATCCGCAGGATAACCATATAATCTTCTTAAATCATATACACAGGTAGTTCTAGTTGAATATGGGTCAACTCCTCTAACCAAAAATATTAATTTTTGTTTGTCAAAATTTGATAGACATGAGATTTCGGTATTAATTCTGACATCAGATGAATAAACATCAACCTGGCTTCCATTAACAACAAAATATTCACCTCTCATATCCGAAGTTAAAATTCTGTCTCTTAATCCTGAATTATCCGAAGTATTAATTGAATTTGCTAAGAAATCAGCAACAGTTGTTGATTTTATTACTTGGAAATACTCAACATCGGATGGGAATTTTGTATAGTCTTGTGAAGTGCCGGTAATTGTATAATAAGTTGAGGTGTACCCGATTCCATTCCAATTAGCCCATGTTACTTCTTGATTATCAATTTGATAATAATTAATATTTCCTGAAGAATCTAAAATAGGATTTCCATATGTGGTTCCTGTAGTTGCTTTATTTCCAAACTGATTATATTCTGTCAACCCAGTTAAATCTAAATTATGGTCTTGTGAATATTTTTTTCTAACCGTTGTAAATACATTTCCAGGAGTAAAATCAAGCGACGATGTATCTTTAACCATTAAAACTATGACATTATCCGAATGCCAAGTATCTCCCGATGGATTAAAATCAGTGTTAAAACTAACTTTTATTCTATTCCAACCACCACCAGGATTCCCTCCGGCAATATTAGAGTTAAAGTATTTTGCTTTAGTATTAAATAAATTAAATCTCTCGGGATAGGTTAAACTTGTAGTAAACATTGTTGTGATAGGGTTATCACTAATTTGTATTACTTGTGGAGCATGTGTGGTTAAACTAAACGTATTTGGGTCATACTGTCCTCCTGATACCAACTGAGAATAGAAAATTGAATTATCTCCTCCACATCCCCATAGTCCAGTATCAAAGAAATTACTTAATAATGCAGACACTCCCGCAGATTGTATTGATTCTGATATTCCTCCTGCTCCGACATCGTTAGGGTCAATCTCATCTCCAGTACCAGACGGCAGATTACATTCACAGAACATACAATCATCATAAACATACATTGGTAAATCTAATGAAGAATTTGTACATTTACCATTCATATATTCATATGCTTGTTCTAAAGGGCTACATAAAAATTTATCTAATAACCAACATAGTGGTTTAAAAGCAAATCCCACTAATGGAATATCTGCCAATTTACATGCAGCATCTCTAAATGCACAAACAAATAATTTTAAAAGACCAAGTATTGCCGCCAAAAAACAAATTACCATTCCGATATAATGTCTAACAATCACTACAATCATTATTATAGGCACAAGTATACCTAAAAGAAAATTGAATAATTGATATAAAAAATCGTTGTTCTGTTGTCCGTCATTTGCCGGAAAAGTGTTATATGTTGATTCACAATTTTCATTTAAAATATCTTTAATACCAATATAATCATAATACGAACCAAGACCTCCATTACTTCTATGTTCAGTAATTAATTGAGAAATAGTATATACTTTACTATGCTTCATCTCAAAAAATCTGTCTTTACAATTAATAGCATCTTGAATCATCTCATATGAGTACGTACCTCCTCCGTAGTCGTTCCAATCTAAACTAAACGCATATGACGCTTTAGCCATTAAATAATCAGAATTAGTGGTAATAAAATTCTCATCCGGAGGTTGACATGTTGACTTAAATATGCTTTCTAAAAATCCTTGTTGCTGTACCGTTGGGTCATGTAAAAAGTCGGTTTGCCATCCCCATTCTTTAATATTTGGAACTAAAAAGGCTCCTCTGATTATTTTACCAGATAATGTGGGAGGTTGTTCCCATTTTACTTTAAATCTATATTTTGCTTTGGTTGGAATGCCTAAATTAGGGTCATTTGAAATTAGTCTTTCCCCTGACTCGCTAGTGTAGACATAATCTAAATTCATCGGTACATCAATTAACCATGTACCATTTTCATCAATACATTTTCCTCCATTTTCAAGAGAAAAAGACTCTAAAATAGGCAACCCGTTACTATCAACCCCAATAGTTTGTCTTATTGATAAAATTTCACCAGGTCCTGTTACTAAACTACAAAAGTTACCTGTCTTTTTTTTAACTTTACAATTTCGTTTTACAATCCCTTTTTCTTCATTTGATAATATAGAACCCATAAAAACCGCCGCAGGTTCAATTTTAATTCCAAATTCTTGTGATAAGTCAAAGTCAACTCTAGTTATTCCTAAATAACATAATTCAGGTTGTCCCCATAATGGTTGTACTTCAATAGTTCTATTTGATTGTTTTATTTGAGGTAACTCTCCTAAATTTGTTGAAGACTTAAACTTAGTTCCATCAACTTGGGTTGGTGTTGCCAAATTTAATCTAATTAAGTCTTGGGGTGACAATGAAAATTCTCCAATATCAGACAAATCAACGTCAATATGTATTGTTTGTTCTCCAACAGGTACTCCAAAAATCATGAAGTCACCCGATTCATTAGTTTTTGCAGTAAATTTAAAATACTTATCAAATACTTCAATTAAATTAGGTTCAACTAATACATTTTCTCTGGTAAAAAAAGTACCTGTAGGGGTATGTCCATCGTGTGATTTTTCATAAGGTAATAAATTATACCTATAACCATCCTCATTTAAATCATTTAATGTTTTATATGGGTATAGGTCAGAAATAACCGGATTAAGTTCATCTTGGTCTGTAAGAGGTATAAAAATAGAAACCTTAACATTAGGTAAACCAAATCCATTATTAGCGGTGACTCTACCTACAACAACTCCATAATCAGAACATTGTCTATTATAAATTTGACTCTGTAAAATCTTTAAAGATAAAATCTCTAACGATTCAAAATCCTGTTCTAATAATACATTAACCGATTTATCAACCCCAACTTGGGTCCTTATTCTATATGAATCTGACATGCAAAACCTTTTTTATAAATAGTTTATTTGCTATTTTCAAAAAAAGATAGACTATTATTTAGATAAATAAATTATCAGGAGAAATTCACAGTAGATAGATTTTTAACTCTAACATTAATATCCTTATTAGGAAATCTAATTTGATAAACTTGACTAGGTTCCGCAAAAATAGTATCGTCAACCAATTCAATTTGTTTTGTGTCAGAGTCTATGTACCTTTGAGATGTTTGTGATGAAGAATATTGTCCTCCTACTTTATTAAATACTAAAATATCAGATATTGACAATACCCCATTTTCACTTTGGATTAATCTTCGTATTTCTGATATATTGACATTCTTACCCATTTGCATATTTGCCGGGTCAAAATAATCAGAAACTAAATTTATTATAGAAGAAATTACAACTCCTTGGTTTTGAGTTGAGTCTAATACTACATCAATTGTAAAGGATAAATCAATTACATTAGCCGTTTCAACTGAAATATAATCATTAATCATTCTATAATTGGACAAATAATTAGCAACATTACTTTTTAAAGTATTTGATACTATTTCAGTTAATTTACCTGAATTATCATAAGATAACATTTTAATTTTAATCTTATTATTTTCTTCAGTTATGGAAACTTTTGCCGGTGCTCCATATTGTGATGGCATAGTTCTTATTATTGATTCATAATCATTAACCGTAACCGCTCTATTTTGTGAGGCAAAATTAAACGAAACATAATTCCTAACTTCTTCAGTAGTTGGAGCTGGTGCTCCTCCTATTGCCGCAGTTACGTTAATACATCTCAATGAATTCACAACATTATTATTTATTGATTCTGAAGGTCCATTAACAAAAAAGGATACTGTTCCTATTTGTGTTATAACATTAACACCTAAATTACTTGTTGAGCCCCCTCCAATTCTATACTGAATAAACATTGTAGTATTAGCCTTTAGGGTACTTCCTAACGCAAAATTATTTGAGTATTTGTATAGGTCTAATTTATAACCGTTTCTGGCAAATTCTCTTAATTGTTCATCAGCCGATTGACTTCCACCTCCAAAAGTCATTTTTAAAAATCCTTCAGGAGTGTATTCAGTTATAAATTTACTGTTAGTTACTATATATTTTCCAACCTTAATACCAGGACTATCTGAAGTTTTGGTCGGGTCTTCTACAAAAACTCTATCTTCAATCAACGCCTTTACCTCAAACCATCTAATATCATTATTTAAAAATTCTTGAGCGGATGGTATGTTCGCATATTGGGTTCCATCTTTAAGAATAACACTTGTGATTCCCAATACATTTTTTTCAGGTAAAAATAATTCAAAAAATGGTTTCACGTCATTTGGTGTTACCACTTTTTTAAACACCTTAGTCACCCCATTAACAACTGTTTCCCTTTTTACAATTGTATAATTAATTAATTTATTATTTGAATCAAATACGGGAATCTTTAATCTATTAGGATAACCATCTCCACTAATTGGAGATGAGAAATCAATATCATATACCGTTTCAAAAACTTGACCCCCACCATTAACTTGAGCCCCTCTTCTTAGGATACCACAATATCTTAAATCCTCTTTATCTCCATAAGCGGGAACCGTAATTGAAAAATCAACAAGGGCAACTGAAGGTCTTTGGCCTGGAATTTTTAATCCGTAAGTCCTTGCTATGTTATATATTGATGACCTTTGTTGAGCGTACTGAAGTACCGTTTCCTGTATACTTCTATCAATATTAAATTGTAAATTATCCGTTACTGCGGCATTTAAATCCAATAAAGCAGAAAAAACTGAAGCGTCATTAAAATTACTTACTAAATCAGGATAGTATGTTTGTGTGAAATTTATTAACTCAGTTCTAATAGACTGAAAATCCCTTGTAGTGTACGATATTTTTTTATTTGCCATAACTTTTAAATATTAATAATAACGAAATCACTAGCATTAAAAACATCGTTATTAATTTTATAGTCAATTTTTATCTTAGCGGTATGTTCTAATGTTCCAATGCCAGGTACTCTAAATACTCTTTCATCATTGTCAGTTATATAAGAACCCTTATCTTCATCACCTTCTGATGCAGGTTTTATGTCTATTTTAGTTATTGTTATTCCAGGTATATATTCAGATACAGTATCTCTTATTTCAGCTTCAATATCTGAAAATGTCGGTCCATCTAACGGCTCAAAAATATATTCATATAATCTAGTTCCAAAATCAGGTAAAAAATATCTAGTTCCTTTTCTTGTTAATAATAAATGAACCAAATCAGTTCTTATTTCTTCATCATTGGTAGATGATAAATCAAAATAAGTTCCGTTAAATGAATCTCTGAATGGAAAATTTATACCATATGTCATTATATCTACGTTTTATAATAAATACTAAAATATTAAATTTATATCAAAACAATAATTTTACCATCAATAGTTTTTGGGATATGATTATCATATTCAAATTCTACAAATTCTTGTTTTAGTAAATACTCAATTATAAACTCATTCACCGGATAGTAATTTAAACAATCTACAATTGGCTTTGTCCTGAGGCATACCTATAATAACCAACCTCATAGTCCCATATCGTCAATGAATTTTTTGTGGGATTTTTTATAAGAAGATTTACTTTCGTCATAAACATCTGTTGTGTATTGCCAATTC